ATCCCCGTCACGTCGGTTACGACGATTTGTTTGACCGTCCTGCGTGTAATATTACACTAAAAAATCAGGATAGATCGCTGTGCAGCGCACAAAGGTTTCCGAATGTGTAGACGTTTATGACACGTTCGCGAAAGCCGCCAGGTAGGACATAAGGATCACTCCTTGTATCCCGAATATGACGAAAGGCGGACATAGGGTCGAATTTTGCGTAAGCAAAAGATGCATCGACACTCTCCGTTTCCCACTCTTCATATCCTATTTGGCACATGTAACTTCGAAACTGCATTAAAGCAATATCTTTGTAACTTGCCATTGGGTTTGACGACTCTACCGACTGTACTTTATAGGTCGGTATAAGTGCATCATCCAAACTGAGCTCAATAGATCTTCCACTTTGAGTCGTAGCATCGCTGCTGCGTTTCGGGGTGGTGACTATTGAAGTAAAAGTAAAACCGGACTTATCAGAAACAGAAAACAACCTTTGAATTCTCTTAGGGAGCTTCTGCAAAAAGAATGGGTCCGTCTCAGTACCAGGATGACGACGAAGATACTCATCGCGAAGTTCTTTTACCTTTATATGATTGCGACATTTAGTCATATATGCCGCATTGTCAGTGACAATGTGCCCGTCTCCGTAACCATCAGGACCAAAATTTATATTGGCCTCGTCTAAACAACCCATAAGGTATATAACCATACGAGTGTCAAGCAAATTATAGTTACGGTAATCGAAGTTAAGTAAACCAACGATCCGAGCATCATTCCATCGATCTTTAAGATAAAAGGGTCTAACGTTTTTTCCAAAAAAGTAATCTTTACCACAAGATTCTCGGAAATTACCACTAGAAAAGGATTTCTCCTTGTTTATAGTAAAACCAAAAAACTCAAGGCCGGCCCTAACATCCTGAAGCGCTTCGACTGGATAAATTAAATCGTCGCCGTAAACGCTTATTTTTGAGGTGTCAGCACCCACTTTCTCAACCATCGTGTGAACAATTGCGTAGAAAATCAAACTCTCTAGCTCAAAAGTAAAGCCATTTCCCATTGAGGAAAATGACTCTAGAGCTAAAATTGAATTTGATTTTTCATCCATATTAATGTGGCCAGTTCTTCCCCAATTAAGGAGGTCAAACCAGTCAGGACAAAATTTCAACGCCATCCACACTGCGATATAAGCCAGTGTATTACTCGCATTCAACAAATCGTCTGTAACGGTTTCGCCAGTTATCGACCCGAGTAAGGCCAACATCTGATTTTTTGTTTGATATTTTAAACTATTACCAAACAAAGCTAACCGCTCCCGTATTTTAGAACCTATTGCCTTTTGAAAGGGCATACTTAAATTAGGTTCAGTTACGGTAGTACGAAGAGTCTTTGCATTTTTTGGAACCATACCGAAGATACCGAAAGCTACTTGTGGTTGTTTATACCACAATTCATGGTAGCCGCAGTATAAAGGCATCGTGTCGATCCATGAATCCCAAAAGGATGGAAACATCTCATTGGATGGTTTACGACAAGGATGCATCGATATGGAGCATTCTGGAACCGCTTTAAGTTTAAAGCGGGGAGTGATATTTTCTCCTCTGCACGCACTACTTTGACCAGGTCCGAATTGGAAATTAAGCTCAGAAAGAGCCGGCGCCTTTCCCAAGATACGACTGATTTTCCGCAAAACGTCTGTTAAATCAGATTTTGCGCTAAACAGATCTTGTTTAGATTCGTATAAGTGGAAAAGACGCTGGTTTGTATTTCTGCACTTCAGTTCGGTTTCAATGAAGTTCATTAGACAATTGCGTTGTTTATCAACGCCATCTAAAGTAAGGTCAGCATTTTTTGAATATAAGCTAACCACCTGCCTTGCACAACGAAATTCACGAATAGTGGACTCGTCAAACACAGTAGGATCAACATTGAATACTGCCAGCCGATTAAAATCATCTGAATCAACGAGCCTTTTGAGCTCTTCAGAGTAATAACCAGCTTGGTCAGCGAAGAAAAGCGCAATAGTCTTCGTGATTTTTGCGGACTTCTCTTTTTTGTACTGATCATAGAATTTACGTGGTTTTGGTTTACTGGAACTGTCTTTCTTTTTCGATTTCATGGTTGTTTTCATAAAATACACCTTTTAAATGATGAATTATAGGAGGCTAAAGAAATAAAATTAAAGCCCGGATTTAGTTTGGCATTTCGTTCTTATCGAACGCATATACAAACTGATATCCACAATTAGGCGCGGCCAAGCACTTTCGTACTAGGTTCCGTGCTTCCTTGTTTTGAGCTTCTGTCGCGCGCGTAGTCGTTATACTATCAACGTTGTATCGGATAGGAAACGCTAGTTTTGCGGCAGCAGTATAACCTGAGGAATTGTTTCCGGTTACTACTTCCATAACAGGCAGATAGACAGTAAACCGTTTTCGCAACTCGCGAGAACCACGTTTAGTCGGAAGATTTATTAGTTGAAGAACGATACAAGACTCCTCGTTAGAGGGTCCAGACTCGCGCCACCATCTAGTATCACCGACCGCTTTTATGGCTTTATAAGTCACGGAAGTTGTGTCGTCTGCTAAAGTTATGGTAAAGTCAGCGAAAGTTGACATAAAGTATACCTCAATTCTACATAGTTAATGTTAAAAACAAGAAACGTAAGTCCAAGGTTGTAGATTACCTTCAACAATATCTAATGTTTTATTATTCTGCCTGCGGATGTGTTTAGGCCAACCAACAACGCTAAACCATTTAACCAGTGCTCAGGAACGAGTCTTTTGTTAAATGACGGTGTTGGAAGATGTGAAATGCCTTCACGCCATCCTTGATACTCTCTTTTTACTGTAACATATCGTTCAAATGGTTTCCCAAATGGGTACGATACACTAGTGCCTTGTGGAAACAAGACGGTTGGTCCCGGCATTCCTGCCTGAACCACAGTTCTAATTGAGTAATCAGACTGCCAAACTTCACCCCACTCGAAATTACGAGTGTTACCGTGCGCCTCAAGGAAATCCGAGAGGTGTAATGTCCAG